ACCTTCTTAAATGCAGAGCCTGTGGCAGGAAGACTCCAAAGCATGCGTTCTATCTCTGGGCGGAACTCTTTCATCACCTCTGTGAGTTCATAGTTCATGTCATCCTCAACACGAACAGCAGCTTCTTTCTTCTCCGGGGTCTCTTCTCCGATAATCTTTGTCCGCACTGGCCCTTGGGCCGGGAACATCTCGGTAATACTTTCTGATTGGAATCTGACCACTGCCTCGGTGATCATCGGATGAAATACCCCACTAGCGCCTGACCAAGGCTCTGTGCGTTCCTCAAACTGAAGACCCAGTAGCTTTAAACCTTCTACATAGGCTTTCTCCCAATCCTTGCGGCTACCTTTGTCGTTTGAGATATCCCCGTCCAGATCTCCTGCAAGGGAAGACATCTCACCCTCGTCCATCTCTTCTGCAAGGTTTAAACCAAATTCTTCATCACCCTGTTCAATGGAAATATCAATTCCGTCCATGTGAATATTCACTGCCTCGGGATCGACAATTTCAATCTCAATTCCTTCTTCTGCTTTTGCCAATTCTTCAAGCCCAGCAGGGGCTTGGTACAAACTTTTATCAAAATTAGCCATTGGGTATCCTTAGTAATATTCGTATTTACGCCGAAAGACGGGCGGTTCATCTTCCTCATCTGAGGCAATCTGAATAAAGCCACCCTGCCGAAACCGCATTAAGGCTTGGCTGCTGGAGTCAACCAAGTCATCGTTATCCCCATAGGGAAATGCAGCCATTTCTTCCATGACCTCATCTGCCCAGCGTGTTGTGGGACACCATACAACCCCAGAGGCAAATAGGTCTGCAATAGAGTTTACACGGCTTATTTTGTCATTCCCCTTGCCCGGTGTGTACTCAGACAGAGGGACTCCGATCTTGCGGAGTTCATAGATCAAGGGCGCACCGGCAGCACGCTTCTCAATAATTAATGTATCCGGCTCCCACTGTTTATACAACTCTAGAGCCATCTTTTTGAGTTCCGGAAACTCCATACGTTGTTTAAACGCATCTAGGAGAATAATATTAGTCTTGTACTCACCCCGCTCATTGGGGTGTTCAAATATCCCCCAAGTTGTACAGGCTGAATAGTCTGCCCTGTTGTTCTTCTCAAATGCGGTATCCCAAGACTGTATAAGGTAATCACACTGGGGCATCTTCTCTGGCTCCCAGATCTGCCACTGATCCCTTTTGATAATTGCACCCTCATTACCGGTGGGGTTCTGTTGATACTGGGCTTCCCACTTCGCTACGGGCAGTTCTGCCTTGAGGGATTCAAGCTCTTTCTTTGACCAGAACGCAGGCCACAAGGGGGTTCCGGATGGGAGAATGGCTGGGAACTCAATAACTTCCCACTCATCCACTCCATCGTTTCCTGACTTCTTTAAGATCTGCCCCGTTAAATCCCGGGTGGCCCATCGGGTCATAACAATGATAATCGCCCCGTTAGGCTGAAGCCGCTGCCGAGGCCCAGAGGTATACCACTCATATACCCCGTCAAAGATGGCTGGATTATTCTGTTTAGCTTCCTGCTCTGAATGAGGATCATCAATGATTAATAGATCTGCACCCTTACCAGTGACGGCTCCACCTACGCCGATAGCAAAGTAATCTCCGCCTTTGTTGGTGTTCCATCTTCCTGCGGCCTTGCTGTCACTGGACAACTTAACATCAAAGACCTTTGCATAGTCTTCAGAAGAAACTAGGTTCCTGACCTTCCTACCAAATCCAGTAGAGAGTTCTGCGGTGTGGGCAGTCTGAATGATTTTCTTCTCCGGGAACTTTCCCAGAAACCAGCTCGGAAGGAGAAAAGAAGCAAACTCTGACTTAGTGTGCCGGGGTGGCATATTAATGATCAGCCTCTTCAATGTCCCATTGGCAACTCTTTCAAAGGCATCTGCCATGATCTTGTGATGCTGCCCCGAAATAAAGATGGGCCACATCTGCTGGACAAAGAACAGGAATGACTCCCTGCACTTCTCAACCCTGTTCATCTCCAAGAGCATATTTATCTTAGCCCGCTCAGAATCCGGAACCTTATCCACAATACTCAAATACCCCGCAAGCTCCTTAGCCGTGAGAAGAGTCATAACTTAGCTATCTCCCTCATAGACTTATCCGCCAACTTAATGGAGTGAAACTTATAAGGCTTAATCTCAATATGCCCATCTTCCTTTAACCTATGAACAATCCTATGTATGTTGGACTTAGAAGACATCCCAAGAGACCTAGCTATCACCTCATATGAAGGAGATACACCATGCAACCTAATATAGGCCCTGATGAAATCCAAGACAAGCTGTCTGCGTTTAGTCATTCTTTGAGTTTAAACGATAAAGCGAACGTTCGCAACTATCTTTCTAAAATTTATATATACCCCCCACTAGGCGATAAGTCTTGAAGGGGGTATGTTGCTATGTAATCGTTTGAGGGGATTAGAGCGTAATATGTGCGGGGGCATGTGCGGGTCATTAGGGGTGGTGGGGGTACGGTGGGGTCGCCACATCACCGTTTAAACCACTGCCGTTTACGCTGCCTTGCCGCCTAGTAGCTTGAGATGGCCTGACAATTCACGCTTCAGTTGGTCTGCACTAGGTGCTGCAACCTCAGTCTCTGCTGATGGTGTAAACACTCCAGCGGCTTTGCCCATTAGCTCTAATGCTTTGAGACGACTGCCCTCTTGCTTTGCTCCCTTGCTCAGTGCAAGTAGCTGCCTCAGCACATACCTCTTGGTTGCTGCTAGATCCTCTGTCAACGCCTCTGCTGTCTCTCCCCATGCATCTTCTAGCATCTGTCCTATGACAGGATGCCTTGTTAGCTTGTATGCATTAGCACTGATTACCCTACTGCTGGAATGATCGTCAGGGTATGCCTCCCTATACGCATCTTGGTTACTCATGCCTGATATCTTGGCCCTTACGAAGGCCAACTGTTTCGGGGTTAACTGCCTCTGTCTCGGGGCCGTTATGACCTGTCCATCCTTGCGCTTTGCTGGCCCTTGTGCTGCTGCTGCCAGCACTTCTGCCTCAGTGTCTAGCCATTGATCGTCTACTGCCTCTCCATCCTGCTGCGCGGCGTTTTCTAGATCATTGAGATAATCTATTGACGTTGTCTTACCCATAGTCTTTCCCCTTTGCGTGGTCTGTACTGGTCAAGTGTACAGCACTGTGCATTTAAACACCACTGTTCGCTTATCCAGTGCCTCTTTTTCGGGGTTTTTGTGGATAACCTGTGGACAACTCAGCCCCTGTGGATAACCCTGTTGATAACTCATGTACAAGTATGTGCATAACCCTGTGGATAAGTGCATTTCATAATGTGAAAAAACGCGATAGAGCGACTTCAGCGCATGCACCAAGGGGTAGGTAGCCTGATACCCTTAAAGTCGCTCAGATCCGTTCAAAATTTGGCAAGTTTGTTACCTTGGAGACACCTCTTGGCATGACTCATGCTACGCGCATGCGCCCGCATCACGCGATCTATTCAGCCAGTCTGACCATCCTTTTTGAATACCCCTACGGTTTAGTCGGATAACTATTGCGCCCATGTTTTAAACACTACTACAATGTGGTTGTGCAATGTCGCACGGTAACGTAGAGGTTCAAGATGAAAGCTTATGTAAACCTAGTCAAGTACGCACTCCACAATGGATGCTCCATATCGGTTTGGGATGGAGAAGAGTGGCAAGTAATACATTCCAGTCACTACCATGAGATCGTCCGCGCAATTGCCAGTGTAGAAGAGTCGGTGCTAAGGATTTATGACCGTAATGGTCTAAAAGTAGCAACCGCTACGGTGATCCCCTACGGTGTCGAGCCTGATGAGACCGTCAGCGATTGGGTTATCAGCGAATTTATGACCCAATGGGATGCCAGCTATAACTTTCAACTGATCCTTTCCTAACATTCCAGCGGTATGCCTTGCGGGGCATACCAGTGTAATGTTGCACTACCTTGGAGATACCAACCATGTATACCGCTCAGATCAATGCCCACGGCAATGTGATCGTATGCAAAGGCGACACTGTTCGCAACTCATACCGGATCATCTTTACCGGATCCTATGCCGACTGCCTCGCAGTGAAAGTAGGTGCAGCATGAGCAAATTCCGCTTTGAGCGCACCG